GAAAGTACTTAACATCAGATAGTTCGCCAAGGTTCTGTCCTCCCGGCAACGTGGTAACTTCAGTGGACTTTCCTTCTCCGCGTCTCGGAATCCAGAAGTCTTCAATCATTGCTTGGAAGCGACGATCATCTTTGACTTCACCAGTACCAGAATCATACACAACCTTGTTACGGAACTTGGTCATAATATCGTGTAGATACTGATCGGCTTTCTGCTTAGGCAGATTACCCACATCAATATAGAATACTCTTCGTTCTGGTGCGCGTGAGAGACGATAGATAACTACCGCATCCTCAATCATTCTAAGTTGATTTAGAGGCTTGATTGCTTTATGCAGATAGGACAGAACCATATTACGGGTTACATCCATCATACCAGAGTTAATATTGACAACAGCATCTTCGGCAATCTTCATGGATGCGTCTACCGGAGAAGACATAACCATATTGCCAGCGGTCAATGCTCTGTCATTATACACATAAAAGTCTGAATGACCTTTGACAAACTCTACGCCTGTGCGTGGGTCTTTGTCTTTAATGATAGTCCTGACTTTACGAATTTTTCTTGGGTCCAGATACACTAGTCCCTGAATACCCAACGCTGGATTGGTATCATCAATCTGAACTTGATAGTATAATCTACCATCAACATACCAGCGGCGGAAAATATCCTGTCCAGCATTATCAAAGTCTAACATACGCAGGAGTTGCTTGAACTCCTGACGAAATACTTCTTTGATATTGTCTGGTTGTTCCAACTCTTCCAGTGAAATTTCAACAGACTTACCTGTATCATCATGAACAATAGCTTCATTGATAATCTCATCAATTGCCGTGTCCACTTCTGGCTGCATTGCCATAGTACGATAACGAGAAATAAGTTCGTTTTCGTTTTTGAATGCAGACTCTAGATTTAGATATGTGCCGTAATATCCACCCAAAGAAGCTGAATTAATAACATACGCACCATCGTCCGTTAAAGGCGGCGCGATAGCTGCGTTTTGCGAACTAGATTTGGGTTCTGGCTCTTTCTTACGAGCTATTTCCCAACCGAACAGATTGATTCCAGCCATTATTTACTCCATTTCAAATAGAGGGCAGAAGAATTTCTGCCCTCATGTTCAACTTACGCGCTTGGTGCTGCGGCTTGAGAATCAACAGTAGTCCAGTACTGATAGCTCAACGTGATTGTGTATTCTTCAATCGTGTCGTTTGAACCCCAATCAAGATCAATAGGTGAAATGTCGTTAGGGAACATTCCAACAAATTTAAATTTCTTGATTGCCTGACCACCAACCTTAGCATACTGATAAACTTCCGCATCCACGGCATATGATGTTCCCGGTGAAGCTGGAGAGGTAGAAATCGCTCCCGGCTCACGAAGGTTTGTCACGTTGCCATTGATGCCGCGATGCCATCTTTCAAAGGCATTACGGATTAAGAAGTCTTCATCGTTAAGGACTGTTACTGTCCAATCTGCAAATGTCCTGTTACCAGCTACCTTGACCTCACGACCAAAATAGGGAACAGTTACCGAACCAACGGTTGATCCCGGTAGCTGTGCGGTCTTGCAGAAGAAGCGAGACTGCGAACCAGCCAGAGGACCAAGCTCAACAAACGATGGAAATTGCAGCATAACCTCAAAGAGATTAGGGCGCGCTCCGTCATTTGCCATGGCTGTTCTGAATGTGTCTACGTTAAAGCCCATTTTACTTTACTCCTGTTGCTTTATGCTATTTATCTTAGAACTTACCAACGATTTCTTCGAAGGAAACACCCGTTCTCACCGCTACGAAGTTCAACTGGATAAAGTTGATGCTCTTAGCTGGCTTGATGTAGATATCACCGATGAACTCGTTACGGTCAATGATTTCTGGTGTGTTATTTGTGCTATCGCAAACTACACGATAGTCATAAATTCCACGGCGACCTTGTACAGTTCTAAGGAAAGGCTCAACCAAGTTCACGAACTGGGCGCGAGTGAATTCATCATTGAACTCAAACAGGCTAGAACGTGATGCCTTCGCAATGGACTTCTCCAGTACGATAAACAGTCTACGAACATTGATACGATCAAACGCTGATGGACGACCCAACAGAGTCTTGTCACCGAACAACATAGTACCTTCACCAGTGAAGGAAACTACAGGATTGACACCATTCTTATATAACTCATCACGATTGGCTTTTGTTGGATTGTAAGCCAGCTTGATAACATTCTTGATCTGACCACGCACCAATCCTGCTGGTGAATACCATGGATCACGATCATTATCAGTTCTTGCACACAGTCCAGCAATGTCACCATTTAATGGAACCCAACGATATACATCATTGTACTTGTCATACTGATATTTCCAACCAGAATCCATGACTGCATAAGAAGCAGAGATGTTGGCTAGAGCATTGTTGCGATATGCAATAACTGCGGTGGTTGCATCAGTTGCCTGAACATTAGCCAGAGCAGGAGAAACAAACGCCACGCAGTCTTTACGGGAGACAGCCAGATTACTGATAACATCCAGAGCAACAGTTTCACTGTGTGCTGCGGTCATTACCAAAGAACAGTCTACGGCTTCTGCGTTTTTCAGTAAGTCGTATGCAGTAATAATGTCACCATCAGTAACAGTCTTATCTGCACCATCAACATCAGAAACACCACCAGTTGTAAAAGAGAAGGTATTTTGTTCTGGGTGAAGACCACGGAATGCAACAGTAATACTTGCAGCATCTACACCCCAAGCGGAAGTAGCATCCTGATCATCGGTTGGGTGTCCTGTCCAGTATACATACTTGGACTGACGGGATAGAACATCTTTGTAGTAGATACTCTGACCAGATTCATCTTTGGCATCAGAACACTTAGACATGAAGGCAAACTTCTCTAGTACAGTTCCCGGTGCGCCAGTGAACAGACCGTCTTCGTCAATGACAACCATGTGCATTTCGTCATTTGCGCCGGGGAAGAATGTGTTAACATAGTAACTAGTGCCGGGATTCTTATCAAACAATGAACCGTAAGTCCAATCTTCCAGATCAGTTGTTCCAGCGAAACCTGTGTTACCATATGATGGCGACCAAAGTCCAACCGCAAGACTGTTACCCAATGTACCGGGATACTTTGCAGCAAACTGTGTGGTGTTGATAGGAAGAGTCCATCCACTATAAGCAGCTTCGTTCTTAATCTGAACATTAGATGCTGGATATGGAGCAGCGTTGGTCTTACACAAAGCAGTGTTTGATGCTGTATTGGCTGCACGAACTACGCGCAGGTCATTAGCATAAGCAAGGAAGTTTGCCGCAGTAAAGAAACTGGTGTAAGAATTAGTCTTTGGCTTGCCAAAAACGCTTACGAGTTCTGACTCGCTAGAAACTTGGCGAACTTCTTCTACTGGACCCCATTCAAAGGAACCTGCGACTGCACCTACGGAGGTTGCAACGGCAGGAATCACCGTGGTAAGATCAATCTCAGAGGTGTTTACGCCGGGAGATACTTGAAATGTCATTTGTCTACTCCTGTAAATAGGAACTTCGGAATTGCTTAGATTATTTAGGTTTTTTAGTTATTGACGATTAATTAACGACTTCCCACACACTACCATCCTCTACGAAACTAGTACTCTCCGTTCCATCATGCATGTAGATAGGTGGGAGCATCTCTTCGTCAATCCTAGCCTGTTGTTCATGGTATAATTTAGCTTTGATATCGGTATTGCAGAGGTCGGAAAAGAAAGTCTGATTTGTCATCCATGCAAACAACACCAGACACATAACCAAGTCATCATTAGAACCTTCATCAGCTTCATAGCTATTACGCTTATTTATGAAAGTAGAAAGTTCAGATATGATGTTAAAGTCTTGGAAAAGAAGCTGTTGTCCCTCAATCAAGGTCTTCATCAGGGAACAACCCAGACGCTTGACCGATTTGGTGGTACGGATACCGCGCTCATTGGTAGCCCCACCCAAATTCCATGACAGAATGACCTGTTTCTTGATAACTGCGGTAGACAGAATATTCTCATATTCATAATCGTCAAACATTACATCCACTACTTGTGCGCCGTTATCATTGATTTCAACTAGAGTGTATGCCTCATTATACCACTTTGCCATCTTTGTGATGATACTTGGGTAGAGGATCGGGGATATATCGTTGTCACGGTACGTACAGACCACCTTATAGGGGATATCTGTAACATCTATGACCACAAAGGCAGAGTAATCCAATCCCTTTCCGCGAGAGGTGTCTACTACAACCACATATTTGTGACCACGGACTGGCTTCTCATACCAACACAGCCCAACGATACCCTCAAAGGTTTGTGGCTTGACGAAGGTCATTTGCTTGAGAACCATACCAGAGATAAGTGTTCCCTGACTTCCTTGGAACTCACACTCCATTTCCTGTAGATATTTCTCATCACCAAGAACAGCCTTTTGTTGGTCTGCCCATTTCTGAGTTCTACCGGGAACCTCGCGCCAGCTTGCCTCAAGAAAGGTGAATCCATTACGCTTCTCAATAGCATCTGTCCACATCTTGTAGAAGTGGTTCATACCATTTGGAGTGGAACTCACTAGAATCTTGGATGTGCCACCAGACGTAATGGTTGGGTATACAGAGGTGAAGAACTCTTCTGCAATGTTATTTGGAACGAACGCGAACTCGTCAAGGTAGAGGAAGTTGAATGCGTATCCACGAATTGCGGTGGATGCTGTGGAGTCTGCCATGATACGGGACTGATTCTCAAGTCCAATATCACCCTTGTTCCACTCCAACACGCCCTGCTGAATAAACTTTGGTAATTCAGCATAGGCAATTTTAATACGATTTAGAATTTCACGCGCAGTCTTTGCTTTGTTAGCTAGGATAGCAACGAATTTGGCTTCGTTGAATAGCACATACCAGAGCAAATACCCAACAACCATGGTGGTTTTACCCACCTGTCTACCGGCTTTGATAATGACCATACGATCATTATGAATACTCATAATAGAAGTTTGTTGGAATGGGTACAGGTCAATCTGAACAAACCCCTTATCCAAAGTAATGACCTTGACATATCGTTGAATAAAATAGTAAGGATCGTTAGAACACTTGATGTACTCGTCCATCTGCTCCCGCGTAACAGGAACAGCAACACCGGCTCTTTTTAATTTTGGATTACCGAGGTAATGCTTCACTAGACTCATTATTCTTGATCCTGTTTGATCTGCCTCAATAGCTCAGAGGTAGAGCCGACAAAGACTGCCTTATCCACATTTATGTTTTGTGTGGGTTCAGCTTTCTCTCCAAGCAATGCCTTCCTCTTTTCATGAAGAGTCATTAGTTTGTCTGTCATATCAGACTGAATCTTGAGCAAGTTGGCAGCAACCTCATAG